CCTTCCTGGATACGGCCCGCGATGAGAACGGCATGGTATCGGCAGAAGATGCGGCCCGGTACGACAAGATGGAAGCGGATGTGGTGAACCTCGGCAAAGAGATCGACCGCCTGGAACGCCAGCAGCAGCTCGATGCCCAGCTTGCCCAGCCGACTACGACACCGATTACTGAATTCCCTGGTGCAGGCCAGGGCGGAGCGGAAAAGAATGGCCGGGCGTCCGATACCTACCGTAAGGCATTCTGGGACAGCATCCGTCATAAGAACTTCATCGATGTACAGAACGCCCTGAGCGTGGGTACCGATGCCGATGGCGGCTACCTGGTACCGGACGAGTTTGAAAAACAGCTCATCGACAAACTGCAGGAAGAAAATTTCTTCCGCAGCCTGGCCACGGTCATCCACACCAGCGGCGACCGTAAGATTCCCATCGTGACGGGACATGGGGAAGCATCCTGGATGGAAGAAAACGGACTCTACCCGGACAGCCAGGATACCTTCGGCCAGCAGTCCATCGGTGCCTACAAGCTGGGCACGGCCATCCGCGTTTCGGAAGAACTGCTGAACGACAGCGTTTTCGACCTGGAAAGCTATATTGCCGGCGAATTCGCCCGCCGCATCGGTACGAAGGAAGAAGAAGCCTTCCTGACTGGCGATGGCAAGAACAAGCCGACCGGCGTCTTCCCGTCTGCAGAAGTTGGGGTTACGGTCACGACGGCTTCTATTACCTTCGATGATGTCATCGACCTTTATCATTCCCTGCGCATCCCGTACCGCCGCAAGGCCGTCTGGCTTTTGAACGACGCAACTATCAAAGCCCTGCGCAAAGTGAAGGATAATAACGGCAACTACATCTGGCAGCCGTCTGTCACGGCAGGTACGCCGGATACCATCCTCAACCGTCCCTGCTACTGCACCTCCTTTGCACCGGAATTGGCCGCAGGCAACCGTCCCATGCTCTTTGGCGATTTCAGCTACTACTGGATTGCGGACCGTGAATCCCGCTCCTTCAAGCGTCTCAACGAACTGTATGCTGCCAACGGCCAGATCGGTTTCCTCGCCAGCCAGCGTGTCGACGGCATGCTGATGCTCAAGGAAGCGGTCAAGGCCCTGGAGATGAAAGCGAAGGGATAAGCCATGATTGTGACGCTGGAAGAAGCCAGGGAATACCTGCGGATTGACGAAGATGATACCTCGAACGACGAAGTCATCCAGTCTTCCCTGGAAACAGCCCAGGCCCTCTGCCTGGATATATCCCGCTGCGAGGAAGCCGATGCCGAAGAGAATCCCGTGGTTTTCCACGAAGCGATTCTCTATGCGGTGGCTTTTTTGTATGAACACCGGGAGGAAGCGGACTACGCAGGCCTTTTGAAGCGCCTGCGCTGGCTCCTTTTCGGGGTACGGCGCAGCGCATTTTAAGGAGGTGTGACATGAAGACGGGACTCTTGAACAAGCGCATCGAAATCCTGGGCAAAAAGGCCATGACGGATGAATACGGCTTCGATACCCAGGTCGATGCGGTCATCTGCCGCTGCTGGGCGTCCATCAAGCCGACCCGGGGCAAAGTGTTCTATGAACTGGAACGCAAGGCGGATACCGAGTACACCCTGATTACCATCCGCTGGCGTCCGCATATTACGCACGATATGAAAGTGAAGTACCAGGACCACCTCTACGACATCGACACCATCGTCGACCCGTATATGCGCCATGAAGCGCTGGAACTGTATTGTACGGAAGAAATAAGGGGGACGGACACATGAGCAAAGGGGATTTTGACATGACTGGCCTGGAGGAGCTGTCTTCCAGACTGCTGGCTGCCGTCGATGATTTTCCGGGGACTGCCGAGAAAGGCATTGTCACTCTCGGCAATAAGCTCAAGAAGGAATGCGTGAAGAACACACCGGAAGGCAGCACGGGGAAACTGAAGAAAGGCTGGAAGCATAAAGTGGAAGGCTACAACGGTTCCGAGTTGGTCTATGAGCTGCGCAATACGCATCCGGTTCATCATTTGCTAAATAATGGCCATGTGAAGAAAACACCTGGTGGCAGGACTGTGGGTTATTACGAGGGGCAGCACTATACGGAAAAATCCGTCAAGCAGTTCGAAGCCGGTGACTTGCAGCCAGGCCTGGAGAAACTCACGAAGAAGCTCCTCAGGAAAGCAGGCGGCACATGATTCATGACATCGACATCCTGCAGGCCGTACAGCAGAAGCTGAAGGAACGGTTCCCGTATCCCGTGTATCTGCAGGAAGTGAAGGAAGGGTTCCGTCCGCCAGCGTTTTTCCTGAAGACGATGACGGTGGCTTCGCCCCAGAGCTGCAAGGAAGTGTACCGGGATACAGATATGTACATCACCTATATACCGCAGAAGCAGACGGCCAGCACATCCATCTATGAAGTGCTGGCCACTGCAGAAGACCTGTTCCGTGACGGGATTGCTGTCCAGGACAGGTTTTTTGCTGTCCTCTCGATGAACGAGGAATTCATCGGGTCCGACAACGATGGCGGCCGGCTGACGCTGACCGTCCAGTACTATGATTCCGCCGATGAAACGGAAGCAGCCGAACGGATGAAAGTGCTGCATCAGCGGTATCGGGGAAAGGAGACAACGAAACATGAAAATGCCATCCATTAATGTCGTGTTCAAGGAAAAAGGCATCAGCGCCATCGAGCGCAGTGAGCGCGGCATTGTCCTCATGATCCTGAAGGAAGAAACACTGCCTTCGGTGACGGAAGTGAACCTGTACACGGCAGATGACATCCCCAAGGAGCTGTCTGACAGCAACCGGGAGCAGCTGGAACTGGCGCTCCGGGGCTATGTGAACAGCCCGAAGAAGGTCATCGCCGAAATCATCAGCAGTGAAGCCGAGGACTATACGGATATCCTGAAGGTCATCGAGAACAAGCGCTTCGATTACCTGGTCATTCCGGACATCGGAACGTCGCACATCGATACCATCGCCACCTGGGTCAAGGGGATGCGTACCAATAAAGACAAGATGATCAAGGCCGTGCTGCCAGACTGTACGGCAGATACGGAAGGCGTCATCAACTTCGTCAACAAGACCATCCGCACGAAGAGCAAGACCTATACGACGGCCCAGTACTGCAGCCGCATTGCCGGCATCATCGCCGGGACGCCCATGACGATTTCCTGCACCTACGCACCGCTGCCGGAAGTCATCGGCTGCGATGTCTGGACGAAAGAGGAAATGGACACCATGGCCGGGGCAGGGAAGTTATTCTTCTTCTTTGACGGTGAAAAGGTGAAACTGGCCCGGGGCATCAACTCCCTGGTGACCACCGTCCAGGACAAGGGGACGAGCTTCCAGAAAATCAAGCTCGTGGATCTGATGGACATGATGCACGACGACATCCGCACGACGGCCCAGGACCATTACCTCGGGAAGTACGCCAACAGCTATGCGAACCGCTGCCTCCTGGTGACGGCCATCCAGGGATATCTTGACCAGCTGGCCCAGGAAGGGCTACTGGAACAGGACCAGAACACAGCCTATATCGATGTGGAATCCACGAAGATATGGCTGGAATCCAATGGCAAATACACCAAGGAGGAACTGGCAGACATGTCCGATATGGACATCAAGCTGGCCAATATCGGCAGCAATGTGTTCATCGCCGTCAAGGCATCGCTGCTGGATGCCATGGAAGACGTGACGATTACCATCAATATCTGAGGAGGTGAAGCCGGATGAACAGTATGGAAGCCAAACGGGTCATGAACGGCAAGTATGCCGACCTGTATATCGATGGCGACCTCATGGCCGAAGCAACGGCATTCAAGGCCGAGGTCACGCTGACAAAGGAAGAAGTGAAGATGCTCCGCCATGTGGGCAAGGGCTACAAGGTCACAGGCTACGACTGCAAAGGCCAGCTGAAGCTGCATAAGGTGTCGAGCTACATGATCCGGAAGATGAACGACAACATCAAGGCGGGCAGGCAGACTGTCGTGACCATCGTTTCCGTCCTGGATGACAAGGATGCCATCGGCAGCGAGCGCATTGTCATCAAGGATGCGACCTTTGACAGCCTGATTCTGGC